GCAATTGTTGTAGTAGTAGTTGGGGCAATTGTTGTAGTAGTAGTTGGGGCAATTGTTGTAGTAGTAGTTGGAGCGATAGTAGTTGTAGTAGATGTAGTTGTCGTAGTAGATGTAGTTGTCGTAGTAGTAATATATCTATTAATTTCCTCCATAGCAATTATATACTTATTAGTATAAGCATCAAATACACCATAAATACAAGGGTTACCTAAATATGTTAATTCATTTGAAATACCATTATTTAACTCTTGTCTATATGCACTTAATGTAGCTACAAAGAATGCATTCATCTTGTTGATAATACTTATTGGTGTAATCCCATCTTGACTTAATCTACAAACAACACCTCTATAATTATCTACAAAGTAATCAGCAAAGTTATTCCATGCTAAACTTGTTGCTGCATCTCCAATGCCATAATCACCAGCGTAATATTGAATTTTATTAATTAAAGTATCAGTATTTGCTTGCAATGGGTTATTAGCGCTGTCCTTAACTATTTGAGTTAAAATAGGCACATTACCTACTTTAAACTTTTGATAAACCTTTAAATATCTATCTCTAACATGCAATCTTATTACATCACCAAAGCTTCTATCGTATTCATCAAAGTTTTCATAAAAGAATCTATTTGTACCATTGATATTGGTATTAAATTGATATGCTTGTCCAAATCTAATTAAAGTAGGAAAATATCTCTTGGCTGCATTTTCGTCAATGACAGAAGGCCTGCCATTACTATTAGTAACTAAATTATAATTATCACTAAAACTTTGTTCTATTATTGGTATAATATTATTAAATACTACACTAAAATTAAAATCAAAACTAGAAATTGTTACACCGGCATCAAAAAGTGCTGCGCCTGTTATTATTATCCAAACTTTTGCTAAAGGCAAAATAACAACTTTTTCGTCAATATTTATAGACGTAGCCGATTCAGTTAAAAATGCTGTTTCACCAAGCTTTACCAAGCCTGTTCTTCCGCCTCTTGGGGTTAAATCATAAGGCGTTGCATATAATAAATATACATCAAAACCATTAAAGTTTATAGGAGCCGAAGAGCTAGCCCCAAAAGCACATCTTACTTGTATTGTAATATTATTAGTACTTGATTTATTATAAAAAAATTGAGTATCTGATATTGTAATAACTCTTGTATCAAAATCTTGCGTTTGTATAGAATAGCTTGCATTATCAACTCCACCATTTTGACATTTTATTTTTAATGGGACATCAATTGATGTAGCTACACTATCTTGCCCTTCTCCTAAAAATTTATATTGATTATTATATAGTACATTTCTTTTTCTATAAAATAAATCACCATTTGTGCCAGATATTGTAGCGTAATGATTTGGGCCAGCTTCTGCGCTTTGAGTATGCTCTAACCCAATATGATAAGCATTTGCAGTTCCGGGATTCCCTATTCCAAAACATTTACCAAATTCATAAAATACTCTTAAGCTATCAGATGTACTTGCGCTTAAATTATAAATAAATATTTTATAATGCCAATACTCTTCCGTATCAAATTTAAATGTTGGGTTAATATTTATAAATTCTTTTGGATAATTTATTTTAATAAAATTACCTTCTTTCACACCATCGTTTGTAGTGATGCTATAAACCATCCCAAGTATTTCACAATCAAGATTAACAACAGGTATTTCTTCACCTGTAACACTATATCTACTTAAAAATCTTATTCTATCCCCGGCTGTAAATGTATATGATACTATATTTTGTGTAGAACTAATTGATATATTATATTCTTGTATATTTTTAACATCTATATACGCAAATCTAGTAGCATATGGGTCTGAAGGTGTAATTATTGGTATTACAAAATCATCATCTACATGAGGACTTGTAAATGTAGATTCACTAATCCAAAATAACCTTTTATTGTATGTTGTATTATTTGACCTTAAAACTTGATAATACATAGCCTCTAATGGAGGACTATTGTATATATTAAGATATGTTTGACAAAATCTAATTCCGTTGATTGCATCTGGTGTATTAAATGCACCATGACCATCTTTATCTGTTTGAGCGCCTATTGTTCTACCCTCTGCATCAAAGTATTGAATTGCATATTGATAGCCAGATTTTGATGCATTTGCAAAAGATGTGTTATCCGGAACTCCAGTTGGAGCAAGGTATTTAATTCCGCTAGAAAATAAAATAAACCCACTAGCAAATGTAGCGGTTAGTACATTATCTAATATTGTTACAGATGTCCATCCTTTAGCAAGTAATGAATCACGAATACCGCTTAATAATGTAGCTACCGGCAAATATGTTGCACTATTTACTGTATATGATATACCAATATCAGCACCGGCAGCACTTTCTACATTAATAACATATATTCCAGCAGGGTTATTTAATCCTAGATTTGGAGCAATTGTTGTTGTTGTAGTAGTTGTAGTTGGTCCAGATATCGTTGTTGTTGATGTTGATGTTGATGGACAAACGCAAGCCAATGCACCAGTTGCATAATCAGTTGTTTGCAATGTGGCAGTACCTACAACGCTATTGTAAACTGTAACATTACTTATTTGATAAGAATAAGTAGGGCATGTATTATCTTTATACCATTTATTAGCTATTGGAGTGTATGCATTATTTGTAAAATTAACATACGCTCTAATAACATTTTCAACACCAGTATCGCATCTTCTTCTTGCTGTTACAATATAAAAATTTACAGTAGGAGATACAGTTGTTGTTGTAGTTGTACCCGGAGGTATTGTAGTAGTGGTAGTAGTAGTTATTGGAGGTATATTACTTATTGTTCCATATACATATACTTTCATAATAGTACCTACACTACCGCTATCAATACCGTTACAAGCAGCAAAAAATAAAATACCAGCATTATCTATAAAAAATCCTGTTTCTTCACTTTCAGTTTGTACTTGTAAAATAACATCTGTTTTATCATAACCTTCTGTAATTCCAGAATATAATAAAACATTACCATTGGCTAATTCAGCAGCATTTGATTTTTGTGGAACCCAGTCTTGTAATTGAGTAGTATCAGTAACATCAATTTGAGTATAAATACTATCATTATAAAAATTAAATGTATATATATCGTTATCTAATATCCCAGCAATTGTTTTATCAATTTGCGTAATTAAATACCAGTCACTAGTAAAACCGCTTGTTGTTTCTCTAAATGATAATTCTATCTTTTGAACATTTATACCACCCGTAGAAACAGATATTGATATAGCCGAATTATTTTTAAATGTATCTTCTGTTAATTGTAATGTAGGCTGTTGAGGTAACGGCACAATACTTTTAGTACTCCATACAGACTTTTCATTATTATCATAGACATATCTATAACAAAATTGAAATAATTTATTACGAAGATTATTTACAGTTACATTATTATCATTTATGTATGTAACTTTTGCCGGCATAACTGGAGGAGCTTTTATCACTAAAAGATATTCCGCTTTCCATGAAGTACCATAATTAGCTAAAATATTTATATTTCTAGGTGGATTTAGCCCATCATTAAAAAATAAAATATCCCCTTCAACATCTCTATAATATATATTAACTGATAAAACTTTGTAAGATGGATTAAAATTTAAAATATCAACCCCATCACTATCTGTTTTACTTTCTAAAATCTTTATAATAGCTTTTGTGCTAGCATTATAATACAAAATACTATTATAACCATTGCTATTCCAAAGAAAATAATAAGCTCTATCTCTTACCTTGTCTGGATAAAAACCAATTACTTTATTTTCGCCCTCAGGTAGAGTGTATGGTATTTCAGTATTACCTAAGATATTAGCAACAACCAAATCATTACCAACACCTTCTGAATCCTTAGTTATATTTAGCGCATCAATATAATCTCCATTAGAAATTCTATATTGAGCAACATCAAGATTTAACTTACCATTAAAAGGGTTGTTTATAATTGGCATCTATTTCTAAGCTTTTACAGTCATTCTTTGTGTGTCTAAATTTTGTTCGTAAGCTTGCATCAAGTACAATGGCTTAAATTGAGCATTAGCAATTCTTCTTTGATTGTAAAATTCTTGCTTTCTATCTCTTTTATCACCTAAATTACCCTTTCTTGTACTTGGCATAGATGCTATATCTCTCCAAGCTAAGAATGATAATAATGCCTCTCTAAATTGAATAGGTATTCTAAATGGCTCATCTGGATTCCCACTAGATAAATATTCTATCATCAAATAAGAATAATAAAAATATTGATTTAAAAGAACCACTCCATTAGCATCGTCTATATTAAATGAGCCTACAAATGGTGAACCACTTGGTAAGCCGTATATATTTTGGAAACCATATCCATCCCAATAATTAAACCATAAAGGCAAGTCAGATTGATACCAAGTAGCTAATGTATTATCTTGAGTTAAATCAAGTCTATCTGGCTGTTGGTCTGCATAATAAGTCATTTTATTATTAAACTTCAAAGGAATAATTTCTCCTACTGAGTTTAATACGCCTATTTTAGTATAGCTAATGTAATCATTAGGTAATTGAGCAGTGTAGTTTGTTGTGTCAATTGGTATTTTAACTGACCTAATTTTATAAAAAAAATCTAGCCCAAGTTTTTCCATGCCTCTAACTGCTATATTATATAATTTAGCGTATTTGTGGACTGATTGTTCACTTTCATCAATGTAATCATTGATTACTGAATCTATTGTTATATAATTTCTTGTTTGTGACATTTTTAATTATTTGAAACGTAAGCTAATATATCATTGTGACGAATCAAGAAATGCAATTCATCGTTTAATAAAATGGCCTCCCCTGCTCCTTTGATATGAAAAATAACATCATCTTTTTTTGCTTCCATTTTTACTTTAGCTGTGCCTCTTCCAGTAGAAACTACTTTAGCCTTACAGCTTCTTTCTATGTAGTTTTCAGGCAAAAATAATCCGCCTTCTGTAACACCTTCCGCCATAAATGGCTTTACTAAAACTAAATCTCTAATTGGTTTCATATTATTAGTTGTTGTTATCTACGCCATCGTTTGATGTGTCTATTGGTCTTGACCTTTCAAAGGCTAATTGAGCTTTGATATACTCTACCATAACAGGCACATAATCATCTGGTATAATTAATGTTGAATTTAAATCACTTGAATCTCCACCACTAATCATTCTAACATTAGCTTTATAGGCAGTTAATGGTATCCCTGTACTCATATAAACCTCTTGACCTTGTGGCCAATAAACTACTTTATTTTGAATTGGTCTTAATGTATCTTGATAACCTACTTGATTCATACTCAATGGCACCGCACCAAAAGATGTTGGAGTTTTGCTATTGCTAAATTGCAATGTAGCTATTCCTTCATTTTTGCCTAATGCTACTGGTATTTGAGGTAAAGTAAATTTGAATGTAGTATTATCTACTTGTGTTATTGTCAAGCTAGAATAACTAGTATAAAATGAATTGTTTACATAAGCAACACCATCCATTTGAATACTATCTGTATAATTTTTTTTAGCAGCTACCCCAATGGCATCGTTAAGCCATTGATTAACTTGATTAAAAGTTATACTAGAGTCATCTGATGGTTGCCCATTATAGATTTGCCTTAATATTCTTTCTATAAATGTTTTTCTAGTCATTATTGTCCTTGTTGAGTTACTTGATTAGCATATTGCTGTAGTTGCCCCTCTTGCAAGTTTAACCCTATTAATTTTAATGCACGAGCTATTATTTCCAACAAATCTACATCAGCCCATACTGGCTGAACAGTTCCTGTAGTAGGAGTTACCCCTGCTCCTGTTTGACTAGGTGCATAAACAGGTCTGCCGCTAACTGTAGTATAAGCCCAAACTATTGATGGAGCTTCCTTGATATAGTTCAAAGTAACAGTACCAATTGTTATTGGGTAAAATTGAAATCCAGTACTAGTAATCATATAAATAGGATTACTAGCTACGGGGTCAATTGTGCTATTATAATAAGAATATAAGCTATCTTGTTGAGTATATCTAACTCTTTGCAATGTAGAAGTCAATAAGCTATCAGCCTGAAGATAATCGCCCGGATAAACTACAGCACCAGTGCCAGCATTGACTGCAAGTGATGCAGTTGCAAGCAATGGAGTAAGTCTTTGTCTTATATTTTGATTTTGACTATAATTAATTCTAGCTTGTGGTCTTCCGGGTTGGTATTGCTGAAACTCTCCTAATAAATAATCTTGATATGAAACCTGTGCTTGATTTATAGTCAGATTAAATTCTGATGGAGTTAAATAGCCATTTTGCGCTTTGTTAATTGCAAATTGGCATATCTGATACATATCATTAACATTCATTGAAATAAGTTGTACAACAAATATACGAAAAAGATACAAAAAAGCCCCGTAATTTTTAGGCTACAGGGCTTCTTTTATTTAGAGGGGGAAAGATTACATCAATTTCTTTAATTGCTCTAAAAAGGCCTTACTTTCATCTTGAGGGTACATTGCAAATTCGACTAAATAATTTTGCGGTTTTTTGTCAGATGGTATCTTACAAATATAACCTCCATTATTTGACCAATAAGCTGAACCTCTTTTTGTAGTAGTGTCAATTTTATTATCAATTAAAGCTTTTTTAACTATAAATGCTATTTCAACTTCTTTAGAACCAGCGCTTTGCATAAACTTATTAGGTTGAGCTTCAGCGTAAAGTTCGTAGTCATTTCTTAATGCATCCATTGATTTAGGCATTCCTAATTCATCCGTAAATGCAATTCCCAAGAAATTAGAGTGCTTACGCATTTCTTCCTCGCTTGCCAATGAAGCGTATTTAATTGCTTCAACTTTAGCGACTCTTTTAGCTCTTTCAAGCTCTGCTGTTCTTTGTGGATTCCATTGAAAGAATGTAATTTTTCTAGTACCTTTTTTGTTAGGATTATCTAGATTAGCGTTACATAGACTTAAAAACTCAAGAGCTTCTACGTCATATTCAGCTACTCTTAATACTCTTCTATCAAAAATTAAGCTTCTTCTGTTTTGTTCAACGAATGATTTTTCAAGTCCTTTTTGGTCTTCTACCCAAATACTTGGATAACCTCTCAAAAGTCTTATTCTTTCCATTCTGCCTTTCTTTTCATTCCAAACATCGTCAATACCTTCCATATGGTATCTGCCATTTTTCTTGGTATCTGATAATTTGAAAATCTTAAAAGTTGTTGCTGTATTAGATGAAAAGGATTCCTGCATAGCTTGTGCAGCCTCGTCATTTTGTCTTTGTACTTTTACTTCACCTTGTTGTGAATAGTTAGCATCTGCTAACCCTACTGCCTTTAAACGAGCCATAAATGGTTATTTTTTAATGTTTAAAAAAGGTAGGAGCAATCAATAAAGTTGCCCCTACCCGATTATTTTGGTAACAAATTAGTTACCTTGAACGATGATAAATTGGTTTGCTGCACAAACACGAGTACCTCTGTAGGTAATCATCGCGATTTGATTAGTCATTGTACCATCTGTAGGGTTTGGAGAACCACCACCATATTGCCATACGCGAATACCGTTACCAACAGTACCACCTTGAGGAGGTTGTTGATACATAATAGTGATATTCTTGTAAACTTGAGCGGTTTTCGCATCCTTAGTTTCACCCATTGGATAGATTAATCCGAAATTACGGAAGTAATCTACATTTGGAGTTAAACCAGTAGTAACCTCAGTGTTGAATTGAGCGTACTTCTTTACAGATAATAAATATCCATCGATGAAGATTTCTTGGAAACCATAAGCAACAGAAGCCTCTTTTGACTTCTCGCCTTGTCCATAAACGAAAGCACCAGCTGGGTAAGCAGCGAAGATACCATCAGAGAAATCTTGTCTTTGGAAAATGTCAGTTAACCAAGCAGATTGCTTAGCACAACCATTAACGTCCATGATACGAGTAATCTCATGTAATTTAGCGATATCTAATGTACCCGGAGTGTAACCAACGGTTTCACCGTCAGCAACAACTTTAGGAATGATACCTACTGAACCTTGAGAGTTAGAATCAATTGCGCTGTTATTTTGTAAATTACCACGCATTAATTTTGCTTCTACGTTGTTTTTAAAACGAACAAGAGTCTTATACATACCTTTGTAAGTAAACGCAGTAACGCCATTTTGAGCCATATCTGGAGATACAGGGAACTCATAATATGTTTCAGCCATTTGCGCTAAGTCAGTGTTAGACCAACCATCACGAATTTCTGTTACATAGTTATCATATCTTTCATCCAATTGGATTAAAGGATTGATAGCTTGAGAAGCTTCACCAGCATCTGCGTCACCACCGAATAATAAAACCTCACCAGCTAATAATGAACCAGAACCAGCTGATTGGAAACCTTGAGAAGTTTGCTTAGGAGCAACTACAAAAGTGAATGCATTAGGAACAGAATCATCGATACTTACGATAACACCCTCAATGTTTGAAGATGCAACACGCAAAGTTTCATTAACTCTTAAAGGAGATTGAGTACCATTGTTATAGTAAGCTTCTTGTCCTAAAGTTAATGTAACAGAAGCGCCAGCTGCAGCAGCAACTGTGCTATTGTTTGTAACACCCGGCATTAATTTACCGCGGTTTTCAAACCAGAAGTAGTTTAAGTTTTTAACTTCTTCCATGCCGCTATGAGCAGCTAACCACCATGTAAAATCTTCATTGCCATACTTTTGAGTGTATTGCTTGTAGTACTGTGGAGTTAATAATTGTAGGTCAACCATAAGTTGCCTATTCTGGGTTTGCAACGAGATTGAACCCGGCTGCAAAATATTTGAGGTAGGTATTCCTGCCATGATATTTAGTTTTTATTTTTTTGCGCCTCCTCCAAAGGCAAATATCAAGTTACGAACTGAAAGCCCATTCTGCCATTCTTAGCCTTTCAGCTTCGGTGCCATTCAGGTCTGGTTTCGCTCCTTGAGGAGTGGGGCTTTGGTTGATATTTATATTCCCGTTTTTCTTTAAATGAGCCAACAATCTTTGAGATGCTGCTTCATTTGCTATTTTTGAGAAGATTTTTTCACGATTCTCAAGCAAATATTTATCTGCCATTATTTGTTGAACTTTTGGTTTGCCATCCTCGGAGAACCATCTATTCTCAAAATATGAGTCACTATCAAAATCCGTCAAATCATTCTTCATTGCCAATCTTTCATCTTCAGCTACATTAAATGAAATCGGTATTTCGACATCCTCGTCTTTTACCGAAACATTGAATCCACTAAAGGATTGAAAATCAGAATCAAGTGTTTTTTCATAAATTGACCTTGCTTGTTGCATAATCTCAAATTCCTCTTGAGATTCAGCTTCTCTTCCAGCCTCATTATAAATATCAGGTAACTTTATTTCACTTTTTAATTTTTCCAGCTCTGGTCTAATCACTTTTGCTTCAATCATCAATTTTCTATCTGCATAATCTACTTGTGATTGCCATGTCTTTACTTTTGCAGCATAATCCTCATCAGATTCATTATAGCCTTGTTCAGGCTTTAAAGGTACGAAATATTGGTCATAAAACAAAAGGTCAACATCCTCAGATGTTAAATCTTTATATTTATTTTTAATATTTGTTTTAACAATTTCAGCAGCCAAGTCTGGCGTTAAATCTGAAGTTATTAATTTTTCTAACCTTTTTTGTTGATTTAAAATTTCGTAAACATCATCTGCTTTGCCTTCTCTAATGGCATCGAATAACGACTTGCTTACATCATCTTTAAATTCAAAACTTGGCTGTTCTTTGAGTTTCTTAAACTCTTGTTCAGCTTGCTCTACGCTATCATAACCAAATCTTTCTTTTACAAATTGATTTGAGTCAAATGATTGAGTAGATACTGCTTGTTCCTCTACTTTTGTTTCCTCTTGTGGAGGAGGAGCTGCTTGTGCTGGCTCATTTGGTGCAGTAGGGACTACTTCTACTTGCTGTTGCACTTGTGGTGCATTTTCATCCGAAAACGGATTGTAACCTTCTGCCAGCGTAATTGGCGCTGACATGTCTGTATTATCTGGCATAAATGCTTATTTGGTTTCTATTTTATTAGTCTATAACTATAGTACCACTATTGTTAATGGTAATTACATAATCAACTGTTGTATCAGTTAATAAATGTACGCCATACCAATTTGTCCCGTCACCGTAAATTGGCTGCTTTGACTTGCTGCTAGTAAATAATTTATTAGCAGTAGTTAAGGTAGATGTTGTAGCATAAACTATTTGTGTACCTTGTGCTGTTGCGACATTAAACGCTTCGCTTGCTGTTGGGTATGTATTTTTTGATAATACATATGCTATTAAATTTGCCATTTTTTATTTTTTTTAATTATTAAGGCGCTGCTGTTGTTGTAGTAGTAGGCGCTGCCGTTGTCGTTGTGGTTGTTGTTACATTACCTTGTAATAACAAATATTTACCAATAATACCAAATTCAACAATACCAGCTGTTGCAATTGATGCAATATCTGTTTTGGTTGTCAAATTAACTCCTAAAACAGAAATCCAGTTAATTGGTACTTCTGGTGCAGGTGATAATTGCCCTGTAATAGAACCATCATCGTTAGTAGTGCTGAAACTAATTGTTCCAGATGTACCTACAAATTGTACTACTGCAGAATCCCATCCCGATAAATCTTGGTAAAAATTATTTTCAGCATTAAAAGAAGCTGTTGCATCTACAACTGTGCTAATTTTTGAGCTAAATTTTTGTAGTCTTATTAAAAGTTTACTTACCGTTGCCATTTTATTTATTTTTTATGTTATTTTATTGTTGTTGCATTTGCATTTGTTGAGCTTCTTCAGGTGAGCCTTGTTGACCTTGTTCTAACATTTGCTGTTGCATTTGTTCCATTTGTTGTTGTTGTAATGCCTGTTCCATTTGTTGATTATCAATAGCTAATGGCACTTCAATATTTTGCAACATTTCTGCTATTAAAGGCTTTAATTCTACTGGCATTGGGATACTAGCTTTAGCTAAATCAAACATACCTTGAATTATAATCTCTCTCTGCCTTGCCTGTGTTTGTTTATCTAACAAAGCAGCATCGCCTTGTGCTTTTGCTTGCATGCTTGATTGTTGAATCTGTGCATTTTGTTCACTATTCATTTGAGCTTTTTCTTGCTCTGTTTTTATATATCTTTTTTGAGCTTGTCTAAAATATAATTCAGCTAACGATACATTTTCTTTTGCAATTCTCATTGCTTTAAAAGGGTCTAAATATATTATTAATTGAGGGTTTGAGGCAATAGAATTATTCATCATTGCTTGTAAATTTGCTATCTCCATTTCTGTTGGTAACATTTTTATTGTTGCAACAAAATTTCTATTTTTTACATCTTCCTCTTTAAGTAAATCTCTATATTTTTCAGCTCCGTATGTTACACTTTTATTCAATAAACAAGCAATTTTTTTACAGCTTTCTTCCATTACATAAATATATGCGTCATACATATATTCGGTTGCATTATTAGCTAAAACTCTTGAAGCTTCTATATTTGACGCAGCAACTCTTGGCTGTGCGGCTTGATTCATTAAATTAGGGTCTTCTCCTAACTCATCTTTCAATACTTGATAATGGAATTGATATAATTGAATTAAAGCTTGTAATTGTGGCGCAAAACCAGTATTAGCTAATTCTGTAATTGGTACCGGTATTCTATTACCCTCGGCATCTCTACCACGATAATAAAGCTTACCTGTTTGTTCCCATATTTTTTGAACTTCTAATGGTTTTACAGAATCGCCCAATCCTAAATCAAGTTCTTGCAATGCATCAACATCAATTGAAGCTCCCGCTGGTACCATCTTAGCTACCATTTGTTGTATCTTTAATCTAGCCAAAATCATTTGTTCGATAGGCTCTTCTATTTTTTCAGGTACAGCCACATTACGCATATCGTATGGGTCGTACATATAAAAGCTATATGAAAATTCAGCATTGCCAATTTCTTTAGGGTCTTGAGGACGAATCATATTTTTCTTAATTCCCCAATGAATCATTTTTTGAGTAACAGGACAATATACACCTTCGTATATATTCCATTTTTTTTCTTCTAAATATTCTTGATTTTCATCAAGTTTTTCAGGTTTGCCTTTTCTTATAATTGTACTGCCATTTTTTTTAGTTTTGGTAACAGTATATCCATCAGAATCTAATGTTTTAATTTCAAAATTCATTAAATCAATATTCCACTCATCATAAGGGCGTAACCAAGAAACATTCCAATCTTGCATCCACTTAATCTTATCTGTTAATTGGTATTCTTTACAGGACTGGGCCAACATAAATATATCTTCTTCAGATAATGTTCCACCACTAGCTTTACCATATCTAGCTCTTATTTCACTTATTTTCATAGACAAAATATGCCCACGATATGTTGTATCTCTAAAATCTGGAAAATCAGAATATGAATAAATTGCGTTTTCAGGACGAATCCATTGAACATGTACTTCACCTTCCTCGTCCATCCAAGTATATGTACATACTAATCCAACTTCTGCTGAATCATGTAATAATCTTTGTTTTAAAACATCATTCCAACCATTAGCCTCTAATACATTATTACATCCAATACTATATTGTATTTCTTCTGGTAAGTGATTAAATTCAGAAATCCATTGGTCTAGTTCATCTTTATCTTCAGCAATAAATTGGCCTTGTGGAACCATAGGAATTCCAGACTGTTGTTCTAAGTTAGCAAGGATTTGTTTATTTTGAAAAACAAATTCTGCTTCATCAGCTGCATCTTTTTTTAACATTGCAGATGCTGAATCAGTAGCAGTAACTGTAACTTTTTCATTTCTACTCATCCATGAACCAACTAATCTTGCAACAATTGTATTACCAATAATAATTGATTTCCAATTTATATTTACGAAGTTAGCTTTGCTGTTCATTTCCAAACGGTCCATAAACACACTCATGTCTATTTTTCCATTTGCAATTTGTCTATTTTTTCTAAATCTATTATTTCTTAACCAAAAATATGTTTGGTTACCATATATTGTAGAGTAGATGCTTTGGGCAACATTTTTACCGTACATGTAATCTTTCTTAGAAGATACATCGGTAGTAATTTGAAACTTTTTTAAAGCTTCTCCATTACTATTTGCTGCTGATATTGATAAAGGACTATCTGCCAATTGAGTGTATTTTGTGTCAAATATACTAAATATTAAGAATTTAGTAAAATTTTAATTAATTAAACACAGGAACATAACTTTTTACAAGCGCTTCTCTCTTAATTTGTTTTTGGACTGGTTCCATTAAACATACAATTAACATCAAAAAAGAAACGGTAATATCATAGTCTGTTCTATTGTTTGGGTCAAATTTTTTTGCATCTTCTAGCAAATTTTCAAAATCTATTGAATCGATATGTGATTCAAAATACATAATACCCACATCGGTTTGTTTTGTTAAACTAAATGGGGTAGTTGGGAAACCTTTATGCCTTTCGGCTGTTTCTCTTTTTGCTGGGTCAATAGTTGAAAGTGGGTATGAACCAAGATAACCAACTCTTCCTCTATCTCTAAAATAGGATAAATAATCATCACTATTATGCTCATACCAAGCTTGATAACCATAAAATTCAGCTGCTAAAAGCACTTGTTCATGTAAGGTTTCTTTGATTTGTGGCCTTCCGTAAAGATGACCTATGGCTTTCCCAGTATGTTCTGGATTTAATAAATCATACCTTCTGCCAATCCAAGCCGATGCTTTTGAACCATATTTACCACCCTGACTATTACTATAACCATCGATTGCTATTGCACCATCAGATACCCTAGCTGGCTTTCTAGTTTTTACATCGTAAGTATGCTTGTTTTCTTCGCCCGCTTGTGGGAACTGGGTTATAACCCAATGGAAATCTTCTTCTTTATCATTTATTTCTCGCCACCTTACAACTTGGTCAATATCTCTATAAAATATAACATGACGCTTAAGTTTAGGGTTTTCTTTTAAATATGCCTCCCTTGCTCCAATGTTCATTACATTAAAAATACATTTATCTGAATCTGTACTAAAAGCTTCGTCTATGGTAAGAGGCTCTTTTCTAATACGAGCAGATAATGCTCTTTGATTGTTTTTTACTGTGTCCCTGTCGGCTAAAATTTGAGCCAAAGTTTTTTCTTCATCTGGAAACCCAAAATCGTCAAAATTTCTTGTACGCTTTGCAGACATGAAGAATCGATAAAGACCGCTAGAAGTAGTTCCATTATCTTGTCGTTTTTCTTGATTACTTTCTTCCCATAATAATTTAAAGGCATCTTGAACACCATCTTTTTCAGTTGTAAGTTTCTCTACTGTAGTGGTATATAATGCTTTACCAATAATTTGTCCTTCATCATCTAGCAAACAATAACGCACAACCTCGTGTCTGTCATAAACATTAACTTCTGTGGTTTTACCGCACTCGTCTGCTACATATCTATGGAGTTTTTGTCCATCATAGGCAACAGTATCTGCTGACTGATGGTCAATAACTGAACCTAATTCATCTTTATCTACATTTTCCTCTGCCTTTTTACCCCTTACGTTTGTCTTTTGGAATCGCATCTCAGACTTTGGATTTACCCCCAAAGACATATCATATTCTGGTCTAAAAAACTTAGGCAGTCGTCTAAATGGATTAACTACCGTCTTGGCAAAGAATTTTTTAGCATCAGAGCCTGTTTTAGACTGAATACCGCCGTTTGTCATCTTTGTCCTTGTAGTATATTCGGTTACAAATAAACCAGCTACAAATGACTTACCAAACCTTCTTTTGGTTACCTCAAGCATCCCCATACATAACGGGTCTTGAATACAATATTCCATAAAATAGAACTTCTCTAAATCTGGTATCCTAAATTTTGGATAACCAATATCAATTGACCACCATTGCAAGTATAAATAGTGCAACCCAGTCAAATAAGTAGGCACTCCATTATTCATGTACCAAAATCCATTCAATCTTCTATCCCATTCTTGTCTTTTAAATTCCTCTAATCTTTCATCGTAAAATTCAAGCTCATCGTCTTTTTTCTTTTTATCAAACTCATCCCATTTCTTCATTGTGTCAGCATACCAACTGGGCATCGGTATTCTTTTCCAATATTGTTCGCTTATATCTTTATCTCTTTCATAAATACCTCTAAATTCTAATTGTTTAGTAATTATATTATAAACATAGCCATCTGGAGGAAGATTACACTTCAATCCTTGGATATCTATAATAGTTCCACCTTCAATTTTTTCGTACATAATTATATTCTTTTACCAGCCAACTCGCCAACTGCATCAGCCATATTCTCTGGAGAAAATGGTTTTTTATTAACTTGAACTACCTCTTTTTTATCAGTTATTTCTTGATTTATTCCGGCTAATACTTCTAATGCCTTTATTGAAGCAGAAATTGTTCCTGCATCTACCCATATTTTTTGCAATCTCTCAAAAGTCTTAATCTTAGGGTCATCAATATCAATAGCTGTAAGACTAGTTTTGTTCAAAAGTTCGGCCATCTCGTTAGCTTTTCTATTTAAAGCATGATATAGCTTACCAATACCATCTTGCTCGTAATAAGCATTTCTGCCTTGTAAATATGCAATTTGCTTTTCTAAATCCTTTATTTTATCTAATTCTACAGACATTCTAATTCTTTTAATTGTTTTGCATCTGATTTATTATACCCAACCAAAAAATCACCATTCTCAACCAATGTTGTCATATTACCATCTATGGCTATAATCTCATTTCTATCGTTACCTTCTAGATAATATCTTAATCTAATAATTCTTCCTTCTGTTCCATCATCATTTTGATATATAATCTCATAATCACTTGAAATTACGGTACTAACCGCTTTGCCCTTCAATTCGCCACTTGTTATGTATAGTTTATTATTCATTACTTCTGGCTCTATACCCTCAAGCATACCATTGTATGGCTTAAATATTCTTAATGCTGTAACAAAATTATTAAGAGCGTTCCATATGGAACCTTTTCCTTCTCTCCACATAAAACATTCTTCGATTGGTATTGAGAAATATTGAATATCTGAAGAAGCTTCAGTAGTAGGTCTTTGATAATTAAAAATCTTATAAGTATCATGAGTAGCATTATGATGGATAAGAATTTCAGCCCCAATAGGAATATCTTTAGCATCGACAACTTCCGCATTAACTGGTTTAACATATCGCATATTAAAATTGTCATATACTCTTTCTAATTTAATTTTTGTACCATCTTTAAATGTATGACTATTTTTACTTTCTAAATCAACCTTAATAATTACTCTATTGCTTGGAGCTTTCAATTTCATAGTTTAATTAATTTAATACAAATGTAGTGCTAATTTAATTAATTTAATATTTTTTCAAAAATAAATTCCTAATAATTACTTATATTTGTTGAAACAATTTTAAAACAAAAAATAAAAACCAAAAAAAATGGCAAATCACTTATCGGTTTATGTTTATCGTAGAAATCAATACGATTTAAACAACCCAAATGGCACACCTGCGACATCTGGTGTATTATTCTCACTACCTACGGTTGGCTTACAAGTACAACCTACTACTGTGGTAGCAAATGGAGTACAAATGAATTCATTAATTCTTATGTACCCTAGTGGTCTTAATCAACCAGCTGAAAAATTATATAGTGCTGCAACAGTTGCACAGATAATTACGGCTATTAATGGTGGTGGTATTGTTACAACTACAACTACTACAGCAGCGCCAACGACTACAACAACTGCAGCACCAACCACTACAACAACTGGAGCGCCAACGACTACTACAACAAGAGCGGCTACAACTACAACAACAACTGCAGCTTAATTTAAAAAACAATTTAAAAAAATAACAAAATGGCAACAATAGTATCAATTACAGCATATCAAAGAAATCAATATGCTTTATTAAACCCTAACGGAACTCCAGCAACATCTGGTATTGCTTACGGATTCCCAGTAACTGCATTTGCAGCTTACCCAGCTCCTGCTAATACAATAGCTAACGGAGTAACTATGAATTCAATAGTCGAAGTAGCACCTACTGGTTTAAACCAAGTACCCGTATTATTTTATACGACTTCTACTGTAGCACAGATTAATTCTGCAGCAAACGCTTAATGAATTAGCCCCTCTTTTAATTTTGAGGGGCTTTTTTATTTTCTTTATGTACTGTTTTTAGGTTTTTGTAGATTCTTTCAGAGTCTTCAATTTTACCATTAGCTGCTGCAATAGCTATTGCTAATCTTCTTAGTTTTTTTGCGGCTTTATTATTCATATATTTTTTTTATCTGCCTTGCCCCCTATATTGTTTTGGACGGGGTGAATGTTTGTTATAAGATTTTTTAGCTCTCCCTGATTTTTTTGTTCCAAATGTAACCTTGGATGAATTTGTAAGTTTTGCCATTATTGTTTGTTTTTAAAATAATCTTTATCTAATTCCCCACCGTCCATTTTATTGGGGTAAACAAGTATGTCGTCATCGTAAAAATTCCGCACCATGCCGTTGTGGTATAATATGACTTTCCAAACAGTGTTGGTATCTGAGCCGTAGTCAAGCCATGCGATTGCTTTTCCATATCCAAGTGGTGTTTCAACATCTATTGTATTTTTTAATTCGTGAATATACATTAAATTTGGTTTTCATCTGATTTACTAGATAACAATTGTAAACTTGTAACTCTAGCGTGAAGCTGCGCCACTGTTTCCTTTGTTTTATCATTAAGATATGTTTTTGCTTCTGGCTTCCCTTCCATGTAAATCAAAGTACCTTTTTTAAGATAGTTAGATACATTGGTTTTGTCGGTCCAGTAAGCACAAGAAACCCAAGTTGTTTTATCTACATCTTGTCCTTGTTGGTTTTTAAACTTTTCGCTGTAAGCCATTGAAAAATTAATTACTGTTTTTTCATTTACATTGTTTACTGTTGCATCTTGTCCTAATCTGCCGATTACTGAAATTCTAATCATTGTGTTTTGTTTTATTATTAAAAATTAATTTCTGTTCCATTATCATCTTTGTAAGGTGTCCAATTATCAAATGTTTTTTGTACTGACGTATCGGGTCTTAAAATTATATTTTTATCATTTATAATTTTTTGTAATGAATCCAATCCATTGAATAAAAATCTTCTAGTTTGAAAATACATTTGAAATAAAATAAATCCTTTCTTGCCAACAATCTTTTGTCTTCTAATTTTTTTACTATGAAATTCGCAAGACGGATTGCTAGGGTCTGTTTGAGCAAATGGTCTATGATATACAAGGATATTATCTAGTTTATTGTTCCACATTGCACCATCAGTTAAATCAAATACATCAGGGCAAGGATAGTTACCATCAGAGGCTTTTACCATTTTAACAGGGTGAGCAATTATCCAAAAGAAAATATTATTTATCTGCGCAAATCTTGAGAATACAGATAATACCCATTCAAGATATTTATCACTTCTTGAAAACTTTTGATATTCGTTTGTTAATTGGTTGAAAGGGTCAATATCTACGCCATCAACATTCTCTTTGACAATTAACTCTAAGAATACTTCCATCACATATTGCGGAGTAGGCGAAACATCTTTAGGATAAACATAAAATATATGCTTGCATACTAAATCGTAAACATATTCATAAACTTGTTTAGATGGTCTATGTGGATTCGCTGGACTACAATCACATCCTAAAATAATTTCTACAAAATCATGATAGTATTCTTCTGGTGGATTATCTTCAGGCGAAAATGTAGCAAACTTTTCTCCGTACAACATTATGCGCATAGCTTGATACCATTTTTTAAATGAAGATTTACCATAGTTACCAATACCAGTAAGAACTGTAATCTCTCCTCTCTTTGGTTTAAACTTGTCATCCAAATCGGGTACTCCAATGCCATCTACTTTAGCATATCCTTCATCATAAATTCTTAAAGCTTGTTCTTTTACATCAATTCCATAAATAACATCTTTTAATTTTAATCCTTCATCAAATACAGCTTTCTCCACCTCTATTTCCTTTCTAGAAACCTTATCAACTAATATTTCTTTATCAAATGATGCACTTCCAAAGTTTTTTGAATTTGCCTTATATGCAGAACGTATTGCTCTATCTGCCTCACTTTTTGTAAACTCAGAATTCGTAATAAACTCTGTATGAATCATAGAATTTGCTGCAGTTTCATTGATACCAAAACGACAACAAGCTGATGCTAACTTAAAAATAAAATTATTTCTTTCCCCCGTAACAAAAGCCTCGTTTTTATTAGATAACCAAGTTAAAACATTCTTAAATATTTTTTGGTCATCATCGTTTTTCTCATAAACAATAACCTTTTCAGTTTTTTTAATCTTCTTAAAAACTTCAGCCTTTTCGTTTATGTAAATTTCGGTATCGTAACTTTCGTAACAAACTCTACTTTGGTTAATTCCACTTCGGTCAATTTCTGGAAACACTTCTTGTAATGCTTGAAAATGTTCTCTATGTTTTTCACCATTTGCTACTTTTACTAAAGCTTTTAATCCATTACCAGATGGGCTAATCCAACAAGCATAAACAAATGGATACGAAATAATCTCATTTTGCTTATCTCTAAGCTCAAATACATTGTCAAAGTCTAAAACTATATAGCCACTATGCTTAATTAACTGAGCATCAGTTCTATCGGGGCCAAATTTACCACTAAAACACACCGAAGGAAGGTTTAGTTTTATCTTATTTGCTTTTTCTTTATCAATTGTTCCTCTAATTTCAGATACGGTTGATTTGCTTTTGCCTTCTTGTATTCTTTTTAACGCGGCTTCAACAGAAATGTAATTTGGTTCCTTAGAAAAGATGTTTTTAAAAATTGTTATCATTATTCAGAAATTGGTTTAAAGGCGTTTCTAGCGGTTTCTAATTCATTTTGATACTTCCCTCCACTTTTATTAGAAAGTGTCTGTATTGGTCTTAAAAAGGGTATAGTGTTGCGAATTTTACCCTTCCAGTCTTTAATTTGTTTATTATGGCCATCTTTCCAGCCATTAGCCACCCAAGTATCGTATTTTGATTTTAAAGAATATTCATACTCGGTGTAAATAAATTTATTTTGCTCAAGGTTCTTCTTGCAATATTCTAAAAATTCTTGAAGGGGCGGCAGTGTATTATTTATTTCCTTTCCTTTTATTTCCTTTCCTTTCCTTTCCTTTATAGCATTGCCTTCGGATAACGTTCGCAATGCGTTCGCATTTTCTTCTTTTTTATTCCATCTATAACTAGCTGATTTTCTTGCGCTTAGACTTTTTTCATTTCTTTGGTCTAACCTTTCTTGCACCGATGAACTACCAAAATAATCTCCATTTATTTCAAATAAATCAAAATCATTTACCACACTTTTTATAATGTCGCTATGCAACCTTAAATCATACGCAATACCATCGTAATCCGTTCGCAATGCGTTCGCATTATTATATAAATCTTCTACTATGGCCCAAAAAACACCATACCCTATCATACCATGTTTTCTTATGAGCATTTTAATCTTTTCATCATTTCTAGCATTATAATCATGCGAGAAATAGAATGTATCTTTTGGCATGTTATATGCTTAATTGTTAACAAAATCGGTTTTCAACGCCTCGTTAATACGAGTTATTTCTGCATCAGTAAATAATAATTTACCCTGCATCTTTCGTGATAATTCCGATTCTGGTATCTTTGCATTAAGCGATAACCACCTTTGTGTACGCCCATCTAAAGACTCTTTAATTCTTTCATGTAGTCTTAATTCAGTTTTGATTTCCATAAATTTGTTTTAATTGTTGGACGACAAATATATACTAATTTTTGTTTTACACAAATATTTTTAACTTTTTTTTAAAATTATTTTGCAGTTCAATTAATTTAATTAAATTTGTAAATGAAAAACAAGGAATTAATATACGAAATGGCTAAGAGATTAGATTTGGTCATTGAGTTTTGGAAAAAAGGTAAATACATTGGTAAATATAGATTTATAAATAATAAACTACACAAATGGAAAGATGGATAACTGAAGATGAAATAATGCACAGGATTAAAAATCATCCTGACTTAACTAAAGATGATAAAGAAGATTTTTACTTTGACATACAGATGTTGTACATTGGTAAAAAAGGTCAAGAAAAATTAAATAAACCAATAATTAAAAATCAAGAAAGAAATAAAATAAAAAAAGATGGCATACAATAGTACAATAATAACAAAGAAAAAGCGTTGTGTTAATTGTGGCAATATTGATTATTGGTTTTCCAAAAAGATGTGTAAACAATGCGCCACAGTACATTCTACGCAAAAAAGAATGGAAGAATTTGAAGATGATACAGAAAGTTTTCAGAATCTTGTTCAAGACCTTGACCATGTATTTAGTCAATACATTAGAAATAGATATGCAGATAAAACAGGTACCGTTGAATGTTATACTTGTGGTAAAAAACATACAATTGCAGAAATACAATGCGGTCATTTTATGGGTAGGTCAAATTTAAGCACTAGATGGATGGAACAAAATTGCAGACCACAATGTATGGAATGTAATTATTTTAAAACTGGTAATATAGAAGAATTTGAATACAAATTACACGAAGAAAATAATGCTGTAGTTGATTATTTAAGAGAAACAGCTAGGCAAACAGCAAAACCTACAAAAGATGAGCTAAAAGGCTTAATTCTAGAATATAGAGCAAAGCTAAACTTGGTAAAAAAGAAATTTATCGCTCAAACATGAGCCAATTGTCTATCATATTCGGCTCAAAGTTGCTTTATTGGGTAACTTTTATGATTAATAAAGTTTACTATTAGCGAACTTTTGTAACCAAATTGGTAACATAAAGGCAAAAAAAAGGCCCTCAACGTAAAAACGTAAGGGCGATAACCAGTTAAACCTTTAACTATGTCTTATGCAATGCAAATATACAAAAATTTAATTAAATTTATTTTTTTAATTAAATTAATTAAATTAATTTTGTTCCAAAACACACAACATGGCAAGAAGCATTTCCCCCGATTCAGTTTCCAGTAAGGTTGCTGATTTAACATTAGGCGAACATCTTAGATTAGATAACCCATATACTTCCGTAATGGTTATGGTATCCAATTTAAAGAAAAAAGAAGCCCACAAAGATAAATTATTTAAGATTAAAGCTACTGACAACACTACTACTGTAACCAGAATAAAATAAACCAATATTATGCATATACAAACGATTAACTACACTAGAACTTTTAACTTAGGAAACTATTCTTCTGAAAAAATTGGCGTTGAATTTGCTCTTAACGAGGGCGAATCTGCTACAAAGGCTCTTGACTATGCAAGAGAACTTGTGGAAGAGTATCACAAGCAAAATGTAATTAAATTAAAAGATTTAAATCAATTTTACCAAGAAATACCTGATGAAATTATTCCTACTCAATCTAAAAAATCTTTAGCTGAAAAAACAATAGAGTTTATAAATGCTTGCAATAATAAAGATGAACTAAGAGCTTGGGAATTAATGGCTAAAAATAATCCAGAGGTATTGGAAGTATATAATGCAAAACATAAATCTTTATAACTATGAATTGGAATGAAACACTAATCAGAGCAAGCTCTGTAGGATATATAATGACCGAACCAGTAACCAAAGCGGACAAAGAAGCTGGGTTACTTTCTAAGACCGCACAAAGACATTTGCTTGATGTTTATATTTCTAATAAGTATAATAGGAGTAAAGATATTCAAACAAAGCAAATGAAAAAAGGTGTTGAAGTAGAGCAAGAATCGATTGATTTATTGTCTATGTACTTAAAGAAACCTTTTGCCAAAAATACGGAAAGATTTTCAAATAAATACATAACAGGGCTACCAGATATTATTGATGATGGAATTATTGATATTAAATCTAGCTATGACTTATGGACATTCTTAGGGAATATCCCAGACAAGCTAGATAATTTATACTATTGGCAAATGATGTCATATATGTGGCTTACGGGTAAAACCAAAGCTACCATTGCTTATTGCCTTGTAAATACTCCAGATAATATTATACAACAAGAGAAGTATTACTTACTTAAAAAGTTAGATGTAATTTCAGAAGAAAGCCCAGAATTTGTAAGAGAAGCTATGAAGCTAGAATTAAACATGAAGTTTGATGATATAGCTATGGAAGAAAGAATACTAATGTATGACGTTAGTAGAAACGAAGATGATATTTTACGCATTCAGCAAAAAGTAGAAAAAGCAAGAGAATTTTTACAAGATATTGAAAACACCCACAAAAACTTTAATAATGGCAAAAGCTAAAAAAGAAAAACAATTAAACCTCCCTCAAGATGCACAACCATTAGACGGGTGCGATTTCTGTATGCAATTTGATTATGATGAACCCCATGTAATCGGTGCAAGCGAAGACTCTGATGGTGTAATGGAATTGGTAATTAAAGCTTATTTAGATGCAGGCGTTACCTTTGTATGTCCTACAACACAAAAGAAATTAAGAATATATGCTAGACCATTATCAGATACTGGAAAGGCAATTCTAAATCAACAAAAGGAAGTTAAAAATTAACGAATGAAATACTCTTCAAGTTTTAGTCACGATTTAAACTTTGGAGAAAAGGCAGAAGATTGGCTTAATAATTTATTTAACAATGGTAAGCTTATCGAAGTAAAAAGCGATAGGCTTATACATAAAACTGGTAATTTATATATTGAATATAAATCTAGAAATAAACCAAGCGGATTAGCTACCACTACGGCTAACTATTGGATATATAGAATGGATGTGCTTGATGCTGCTATTTTATTACCAACCGAATCGTTAAAAAAAGTTTGTAGAGTATATTATAAAAACAATGAGTTTAAAATGAAAGGAGGTGATAACGATACTTCTGAAGGATTTTTAATACCACTAATAAGATTACTAAACGATTTAGCATTATTAAAATAATTATATGCGTAAAGAATTAAAAGTAGAATGGGATACAGAACTTCGTTTAATGAATAATTTAAAAAATACTTTATTATCTCATAATTTAAATGCATCAAATGTATTGATAGTAACAGTATCAACAGATTATTCATCTGTAATAGGTCAATACCTTCGTCACCAATTAACAGACAACGGAGAAATATGTAGCGGATTTGGTATAGATGTACCATATCCAGACCAATCGTTTGATGAAAAATTTGTAAAAGAAATTCATGACATGTTTAGAATACATGCAAATAGCATAGGAGATAAAATAATCCTATTAGTAGAAGCAGGAGTAATCAGGGGAGGCAATTATATGAAAGTGGTAGATATAATAAAAAAAGAATTAAATATTACAAATCCAGTATTAACATTAACAATGTTTGAAAATATACATAGTAAATGGGAATCTAATTTTGTAGGTCAATACTATGATGATGAAATTGAAGACCTTACCTTTTGGTGGGAAATGCACAATAACCATTGGGTAAACCAATAATTAGCTTTTTTTATGTGCATTGGCAAACTTCCTTGCAGCTTCAACGCTACCAAAACCCCAAGCTTTTAATGCTAACGCTTTCCTTGTTGGTTCACCATTTGGTTTTTTCATTGCGCCTAGCATACCAGCAAAACGAGCTGCAAAAGAAACTCTACGAGGATTAACGCCAGACTTAACCGGTGCTTTTAAATTGCCACCAGTTTCTGCATTATAAGACGCACGACCTTTAGCGTTTAAGCCACCTTCAGGATTTTTACCCTCTTTACGTTGCCAAGCTCCTGCCATAACTATTTATTTTTTCATTGCTTTTAAAGCCAATCTTCTATACCTAGCTGCATTTGTAGAATCAATAGTTGCTTCTTTTTTTGCTTTTTCTGCAATTTTCATTCTTTGATTATAAGTAGGACCTGTACCTATATTGCTATTTGGATATACAAATGCTTGTTTTTCACCATCTCCTTTTTTTATTCCTGCTTCGCCAATACTTTTTTGCTGATAGGCTAATTTCTTTTTTCTATTAGCCGAATCCATTAAAGAATCAGCTACTTCATCTACTCTTTCAGGAGTTAATTTTTTCTTAGGAGGCTGTTGCATAATTATTTTTTTTCTTCTGATTTAATTTTCTTTTCTTGCTTTAACATTTCGGCAGTTGGTTTCTTACCACTTCCTTTGTTAGCACGAATGTTGTCCCATAAACCGCGTGGAGAATACGAGCCATCTGCTCGCTTCATCATTTTTAATTTACTTTTCATACCACTAAGATACGAATTATTTCCAATTCTCAGACTTCCAAATAACTAAATCTATCCCTTTTAAGCCCTTTGGCGGCGTTTTTTGGTCCGCAGCAGGTATTTGTTCCAATTTGGAACTAACCTCTAATTTTGGTACCTCTGTGTGATAAGGAGGCATATTCTTGAAAGGAGCGCCTCTTTTAACTTGTTTTTCGCCATAGTTGTCCATTAAATAATTTAACACAGATTGTGCCGATGTCAAATTCTGTTCTTTTTGAATTATATCTAACTTATCTAAGTCAAATCTAACTCCAATTGGTTTGCTTTTTGCCATATAAATATTTTGTAGCTACAAAGATAGGACAAATTTACCAATGTAGCTACAATAATTAACTTAATTCCTTTAGCATATACCCCCATACCCATAGGCCCTATACCCTATACCACCAACCATAGATAATAGCAAGTGCATGCCCCATACCATAGCCAAACCAATACCATAGCCAATAG